AAGAAGTAACCTGCGACAATTGCGGTGTATTTATGTGGAGTATCGGGACGCCAACGCCGACACACTTCAAGGGGGACGGGTGGGCAGGAAAGACAAAGTAGGGCGAAGCACCCACTCAATCGCATATATCCGTCAAATGCTGGAGTGGGGCTTCGATAAAGAGTTCATCGCCCGAGATATGGGTGTGAACCTTGCATCGTTAGAAATCCGATTAAACAGAGCAAAGAAAAGGGAGCAAGATGGCAATCAAGGATCTAAGTCTGAAACTAGCGGCGATTAGTCTGCTGGCAGACCAAGCAAAGCGCTTGAAAGATGAGTTACGAGCGGAATTACAGACCCAAATGAATGAATTGGGCGCTGATCGAGTAAAGGCCGAATTAGGCGATGAGGTAGTTGCCTATATAACGACCACAAAGCCCAAATTTAAGTGGGTTATTAAGTCAGATAGAAAGTTTGTTGAATGGGTAAAAGCCAACGTCCCATCAGAGATAGTTGAGACAGTAAGAGATTCGTCAATCGATGCAATCTTGGATAAATTTAATTACGTTGATGATCTGGTTATTGATCCAAATGGTGAGCCTGTCGATTGGCTAGAAGGTACTGAATCAGAGCCATATTTAACAACAAAGTTCCACGGTGACGGCAGAGAAAAATTAAGAAATGCCATAATTGGATTAAATGGAAGCCAAGAGATTGATGTGAGAAAAGTATTGGAACTCGAATAAAGAAAGGCTCTGACCTGCACTTATGAGAACCTACTTGACAAGCGTAGTACCATCTCGCCATAGCGCGGGCGCGGAGCTGGCCCTAAAGCGGAGGTTGAGGGAGGGCCATTGTCTTCGCCTGATGGCTACGACGTTAATAACAGCTCTACTATTGACAATAAATACAACGCCATCAAAAGCAGATATGAATCTGAAGTTGTATGCATATAATCAAATGAGTTGGTCGGAGTTCGAGTGTTTTAATTGGCTAATTTATTACGAGTCAAGGTGGAATCCGAAAGCAAGTAATGGATCGCATTACGGCCTTGGTCAAATGCGTTCCACTTGGTATCGAGACTTAAGTCCTCGAGGACAAATACTTGCATCGATTAAATATATCCATCATCGCTACGGCGATAGTTGCAAAGCACTCCATCACTTCGAGACTAAGGGCTGGCATTGATGGCACACAAGCGCTACCAAACAGCGTACTATCAACGAGTGCGCAAGGAAGTGTTAGATCGCGATTACTGGACTTGTCATTACTGCGGACAGGAAGCCACCACCGTCGATCACGTCATACCAATCAGCAAGGGTGGCACAGATGAAGCGTCTAATATGGTTGCAGCTTGTATCAAATGCAATAGTGGGAAACGCGATCGTATGACCCCCCACTTTTTTGAGCGCACTGCGAAACCCACGACCCCCATTGGGAAGATTTTCCCTGAAAATGGAACGACTAGGCATTATGAGTGAGCCTCTGGCCGACTCTGGGCGCGACTCAAAAGTTCTAGCCCGTACTCGGGAGGAATCGGCTTACCGTGGTGTGCCAAACCCACGAATTCACACCAAACTCAACGATTTACCCTCTCACGGCGAGCAAATGATTAAGTTTTGCGAAGAAATCGGCTACGAACTGTTGCCGTGGCAACAATGGCTGGCCCATCATTCGCTCAAATACAAACCCGACGGCCGATGGGCGCACCCAGTCGTTACCCTTTTGTGCGCACGTCAGCAAGGCAAATCAACCTTTATGGCGCTCCAAATTCTGTTCAGAATCTACGTTCTCAAAGAGAAATTACAAGTCCATACGGCTCACAAACTCACCACAAGCGCCGAATTGTTCTACAAGATATACGGAATCATTGAGCAGACACCTCGACTAGCCGCCGAATTTACCAAGAAGCTAGAAAGTAAAGGCTTTCAAGAATTGCAATTTACTGAAGGCCGTCGATATATCGTCCGAGCTAATAACTCAGCCGGTCGAGGAATTGCTGCGCCAGAAACTATTCACTTAGACGAAGCTCGAGAGTATAAAGACGAAGACGTCTGGTCTGCTTTGCGTTATACCCAAATGGCGAGCCCAAATCCTCAAATATGGGTTTATTCCAATGCTGGAGATCAGCACTCAATCGTCTTGAACAAATTACGCGAAAGAGCGTATGCAGCCATTCACGGATCCAACGACGACATTGGTTGGTTCGAGTGGTCAGCGCCTAATGGGATTAAGTTTGATAACTCGCCAGACTTCTGGCTAGGTGTCTGTCAAGCTAATCCGTCACTTGGCTACACAGTCCATCCAGATAATATCCGTGCCGTATTGTCAGACCCCGAAGACATTGTGCGCACAGAAGTCTTATGTCAATGGGTCGATACCATCAACCCAGTCATCAATCCGTCGCAATGGGAATCTTGTCGAGTCGAGGGTCTCAGACTTGATCCCGAGGCTGATACTTGGTTGGCTATCGATCTCAGTCCAGACCGCAAACAAGCCGCGCTAGTAGCAAGTCAAAAGCTCGAGGGCGACAGATTCCAAGTGATTCTGCTGCAAACTTGGCATAATCCTGCCAACCTTGATGACAAAGCCTTGGCCAATGACTTGGCGGAATGGGTGCGCAAGTATCCGGTGCAGTTGGTTGCCTATTCAGCCAGAACTGCTTCGGCCGTAGCTGCGCGATTGGCTCCGGCAGGAATTAGGACTGAACCGATCGATGGTCTTGACTATGCGCAAAGCTGCGATGAGTTACTGGGAGCAATCTCGTCTCAGCGGTTGGCTCACTCGGGACAAGATGAGCTGACTAAACATTGCCTAGCCGCCGTCAAGTTGCCTTTCGGTGATGGCGGTTGGGTAATGGGTCGTAAGGTCTCAAATGCAATTATCACTGGGGCCGTGGCTTCGGCAATGGCCACTCATTACGCCACTAAAGCAAATGATGGCGTCGATATAGTTATCTTGTAACACGACGCCCTTACAATAAACGCTTAATGGGTGCTATCAAAGATTTCTTCTTTCCACAAATAACCGCGCAAACGCCGCAAAAAACCAGCGACGTTACTGCCGCACTAACTCCCGTCCAAATTACTGATTCGGTTTATAATATTCTCGGCGGCGCTACAAATACAACGCGTCAGCTTGCTATGAGTGTTCCATCAATTGCTCGCGCTAGAAATATCATTTGCGGCACAACAGGATCATTGCCTCTAGAGCAATATAACAAACTTACTGGCGAACACGTTGATCCATTGCGCGTCATTAATCAGCCAGACCCTCGCGTTCCAGGAAGTGTTATTTATACTTGGTTAGCCGAAGATATTTGGCTTTATGGCGTTGGTTATGGACAAGTCCTCGAGATGTATTCAGCCACCGATGGCGGTAAAGTCCGCGCTTGGACTCGCGTATCGCCTGACCGCGTTACAGTTGATACGAATTTCCGAAATACAATGATTGAGTCGTACAAAGTTGATGGGATGGACGTCCCACTTAACGGAGTCGGCTCAATCATTCGTTTCGATGGTTATGATGAAGGATTCTTGCACCGCGCTGGCAAAACTGTCAGTGCTGCCGTATATCTTGAGAACGCAGCAGTCAACTATGCAAAAGAGCCAAATCCATCGATGGTTCTTAAATCTAATGGAACTAATCTTACAGCTGAGAGAGTTTCGTCTTTGCTATCTGCTTGGCGGACTGCTCGGCAAACTCGCTCGACCGCTTTCCTTAATGCTGACGTTGATCTTAAAGAATTTGGTTACGATCCAAAATCTTTACAATTAGCTGAGGCTCGTCAATATGTCGCATTAGAATTGGCTCGAGCAGCTGGAATTCCAGCGTACTTCCTGAGCGCCGAAACGACCTCAATGACTTACTCAAACTCGATCAACGAACGGCGCTCACTGGTTGATTTCTCATTGCGCCCATTATTGACTGCAATCGAGAAGCGTCTATCAATGCCAGATTTCGTTCCAGCGACAACTGAAGTACGTTTTGACCTTGATGATTTCTTGCGCGGCAATCCTTTAGAAAGAGCGCAAGTGTATGAAATCCTTAACCGCATCGGTGCGATGAGTATCGAGCAGATTCAAGAGGAAGAAGACCTAATCCGATGAA